AGAAGAATATCAAGACCGATAGCAAGAGAAGAGGTTATAAAGGGCTTCCAAGAATTTGCTGAGAACTTCCGTAATGCTGGAGTTCAGAAAGGTTCCTCTAATGAAAGACCTGATACTGAGATTGAAGAGAATTGATTGGACGATGTTCAATAGGTATGTTATATTAACATTACTTGTTATTAGCCCGCTGGTGTTTATGATTATGGGGCTTGGGATTTTAATGGACATTCTAGGAGCTTTACAAAAATAAAATGACTCAGGAAGAAGAGATTATACATGTAAAATCTTGGATGGACTTAGGCGACTGCAACTATGAAATAGACCACGACGATGATTCTATACCTGAGTCCGGCGTGGTCTATTGCAATATAGAACACATACATAAGTTCTTTGAAAAGTGTGGACGAACAGACAACAAGTATATAGTAATTAGCGGATTTAGCGATTACGGTGTTGCTTTACAAAAAGAACATCCCGTAGCCAACGACATGATTAAGTGGCTACCATTCATAGAAAATGAAATACCAAACATTGGCTATTCGCCTTTGATAATACCAACTAGATGCGAAGTAGAAAAATGCAAGATAGAAGATAAGTATTCTGTCAAATGTTACTCTAATACATATTCTACATTCAGTAGCATACCAAATAATATCATCAAATGGTTTACTGTAAACCCAATGATAAAAGATGATAGAATAGTCAACATACCTCTTGGTGTTGGAAAAGATGCACCATCTGAAATAGTCGAGGCTTGTCTTAGCGAATCAGACCTGCTGAAGAATTCTGCATCAGACAGAGTTAAAATGGCCTACATAAATTGGCAAGATCATACAATAGAAAGAATAAGACTAAAGAACGCCTTAATTAGGCTAGACCCTGCGTGGGGAACTATTGTTAGAGAGCCTAAAGAATACAAAGACTATTTAACAGATCTAATGAATCACGCTTTTGCAATATGCCCAGAAGGAAATGGTGTAGATTGTTATAGGATATTAGAATGTATCTACTGTGGCACTATACCAATAGTAACCAAAAAGATAGCCTATCAATATCTTGAAGGTTTACCCCATGTCGCAATAGAGAATTGGAATAATTTGAGTTACGAGTTTCTTAAATCAGAATTAGACAGAATTGAAAAAACTGAGTATAATCTTGATAAGTGTAAATTGTCTTATTGGAAAAAACAGATAGAGGACGAGAGGTCAAGAGCATGGAAGGGGTTTTAGCTGGCCTAACTGCTTGGGGTGTAGAACTAGCAATAGCTGTAGCAATATTACTTGTACTAAAACACGAAGAAAACAAAGTGTATAAGAGAAGGAAAAACAATAAATGAGTTTCTTGGAATCAACTGTAAGCATGAACCTTTTAGCGCCTTTGAATCAGCTTGGCTATGGTGTTACTGGGCTTAACCTGTCAACAGCTTTGACTAAAGCCGGACATACAGTAGCCTTATTCCCTATTGGAAACATAGATGTTCCAGACAATTACGGTGAGCTTATCCGGCCAATGATGTCTAATTCAAGGTTTCCTGACTTCAATGCTCCGTCTATACGTTTGTGGCATCAACATGATATGTCTCAATTTGTTGGTCGTGGAGCTAAGATTGGTTTTCCAATATTTGAGTTAGAGACTTTTACAGAACTAGAGCTACACCACCTTTCTCATTGTGACTACTGGTTTGTTTGCAGTCAGTGGGCAAAAGATGTTTTAGTTAAGAATGTTGGGGAGCATCTCAAGCGTGATGACATTGCTAGTAGGACATATATCATACCTTTAGGTGTTGATAGAGAAATCTTTAGAGAAAACATTTCCCACAGAAAAGAAACCATATTTTTTAATGCTGGAAAATGGGAGCGTCGAAAAGGGCATGATGTGCTAGTTACAGCCTTTAATGAAGCCTTTGAAGAAGATGACGATGTAGAGCTTTGGATGCTTTGTGACAACCCGTTTTACCCAGAAGAAGAGAATTTTAAGTGGGAAAGGCTCTACAGATCATCTAAACTAGGCGACAAGATAAGGGTCATACCTAGACAGAAAACACAGCTAGATGTGTATAATATTATGGTACAAGCTGATTGCGGAGTATTCCCATCCAGAGCAGAAGGCTGGAATCTTGAGCTACTTGAGATGATGTCCTGCGGTAAAAGCGTAATTGCAACTAACTATTCAGCTCATACTGAGTTCTGCAATGATGAAAATTGCTACTTAGTAGATGTACCGGAAGAGCTTGAAGAAGCTCAAGATGGAAGATGGTTTAGAGGTCAAGGTAAATGGGCTTCTATTGGAGAAGATCAAATATCTAAGATTGCTGAACATATGAGAACTGTTCATCAGTTAAAACAGAAAGATGATCTAAAGATAAATCAGGCAGGTATTGACACATCTAAGGAATACACTTGGGCTAACGCTGCAAATCACATACTGGCTGCGTTAAATGAAATAAACGAAAAACAAAATGATTCACATACTTAATTCCACTGGTGGCTCTGAAGATATAAATAATATAAAGTATGTTGGTAAACCTAGTGATAAAGAAGCAAGATGGATAAAAAAAGCAACTCCTCTTGTTTCAGTTGATTGGAAAGAATTACTTTCACCACCTCCCAGCAACACAAGCGATGTCACAAAGACAGATCTTGAGCAGGTACAAAGAATAACAAGAAACATATCAAAAGAAGACTTTGATATGATTATGCTTGTTGATGATGAACCTTCTCATGTTTTTATGCCCTATCTAAAGAGGCATAACCTCTCTTATCCACAAGAACTTATAGACCTTGTGTTGGATAATGTGTATCCAGTTTGGCTAAAGCTAAAATATTATCATAAACGGCCAAGACCGTTTCAGATAGCTCCACATCTGGGATACATAATATCCGTTATTCAAACATCTACACATCAAACGCCAGCTTATCCTAGTGGGCATCAAGCTGAAGGTGCTATCATAGCGGAGATATTATCTGACATATATCCAGAACATCAAACAGCCTTTTACGAAGCGGCTGGAAAAGTAGGACACGCTAGACTTTTACAAGGGGTTCATTACCCTAGCGATAATGAAGCCAGTATGATTCTTAGTAGGATATTATGGGAAAACATAAAGGGAAACTTAGATGATAACTGGACTGATATTATCAAAAAATAGAGCATCTCAATTAAGATTATTATTAGAAAGTATAAAGCTAAATGCGCCAAATCTATTCTCTGAAATAAAAATATTGTATACCTCATCTGACGATAAGTTTGCTGAGGGTTACGAAAAATTGATAAACGAAGAAATCCTGAATAACATTGTTTGGCAAAGAGAAAATGATTTTGTTCAGGATTTTTTGCAATCATTAAGAGATTGTAAAACTGAATATATTTGTGGAATAGTTGATGACTGCGTAATCTATAAAAGATTAGCGTCTACTCCACAACAAATAATAGATAGTTTCGATGAGGATGTTTTTTGTTTTTCTTTACGTCTTGGTTTGAATACTACAATGCAATTCTACCTAGACCCCAAAAGAAAAATACTGCTTGAGGATTTCCAACAAAGTGGATTTTTTATCCGTTGGAATTGGAAAGAGTGGGCAGACACATTGAATTATGGTTATCCAATATCATTAGATGGTCATATATTTAGGACGAAAGAATTATCAGACCTGTCGCACAGCTTTGAGTTTGAATATCTTAGACAATGGGAAGGTGTTTTAGCAGGTAAATGCAGAGAAAAAACAGAACGAGATAAGATGATTGCTTACAAGCAAAGTGTTTTGTTTAGCATACCAGCAAACTGTGTACAAGATCCTCCATTAATAGCAGGTCAAATACATGAGTTTACAGAAGAAAAACTTAACGATTTATATTTAGAAGGAACTGTTATTGACTTAGGGGCTTTAGAGTTTGCCTTTCAAAATGTTAAATGGTCACATAACGAAGTTCCGTTTTTCTTTAAGGAGTTATGAGATGGAAAATCTAAGAGAAAAGGGTTTAGAATATTTAAAGAATAAAGCACTGACTGACAAAAATAAAGCAGAGCTTTCTCTTAGTCTTCTTCTTGATTTGAGTGTTGGTATTGGAGATCACTCAACAGAAGATTTTTACAACAATCTTGATGAAGCATTAAACATTTTAGTAGATGCTGAAGATAGGTTAGAGATACTCAAGAAAAATTTTAATGTTTAGAAAACTATTCAAAAAATTATTTCGTTCTTCAAAGAAAGAAGAATTTGCGGCAGAAATATCTTACAAGGTAGATGCCGAAGGTGATATATGGTTAGATTTCAAATGGAAGTCTGACGTTAATAAAAATGCAGCTAAGATGTTTTCTGAATTATTTGTAGAAGTATCATCTGGAGATTTAGTTGATAGTTCTTTAGAGTTTTTAGAAAACAAATTTAAGGAAATGGGATCTGAAGAGGACTACGATGGATTCTTACAATATATAAACCTCTTGCAAAATATTAAACTCATGGAACAAATCGGAGATGAGTTTGAAGAGCAAGACGAATATGACGACGATCAGCCTCTTATTAGACCGACAGAAGTTGCAAATATAATAGAGACTGGCGCTGTCAATGATTCCTTAAACAACTAAAGGGAGTACGAAAATGCCCAGTACAAATAAAAGAGTAGCGTGGGAAAAATGGGATGAGGACGTACTTGACCAAGAAATAATAGAAGATACAGTCAATGAATTTGGAGAATACGAAGAAGACGCTAGTCTTGCTGAAGATGCTCTTTTGTTTTTAGAAAAGATACCCAAGTTGGTAACAACTCCTCTTGGAATGTTCCAGTTGTACGACAAGATGAGTGTTATGAACCAATATGAATGTTGGATGGGTTATACCAATTTTGACATTACGAGCAAAGTAAAAACAATAATAGAAAAAACTCAAGGCGTTGAACTGCTAACAATAATTAGTAGGTACAGATTCTTTGTGGGTATTGGAAAATTATTTGATTTTTCAGACGTAAGATTATCCATAGAAGAGTCTTTGTGTGGAGCCAAGTTTGAATTAGATGATGAGACAAAAGAAACTGTAAAGGTTGTAAAAGACGCTTTATCCTCAGATAGGTACTGGGCTATATTTGTTTCTGCAAATGGAGAACTTTCATATTCCAGCACAAATGATGATAATGATGAAGGTTATCTAGAAACATTAATGTCATACGAAAAACAAAAGAAAAAATCTGGAGGAAAAATCATTCAGAATGAACAGTAAAATCATCAGCCCTGAAGATTCTTTTTTGCTTGATTGTGGAAAGGTTTTTGTTTGGGGTGATATAGACGAAGATTTAGCTTTGAAATTTTCTAGGCATATAAGATATGTGGCTGGCAAAGGATTAAAAACTATATACGTTTATATACACTCTGATGGTGGAGATGTAGACGCTGTTTGTTCGATGATAGATGAGATTGAAGGCGTTAAATCACAAGGTATAGAAGTAAATACTATTGCAAATGGAAAAGCATTTTCCGCAGCAGCTTATTTACTGACGTTTGGAACAAATAGATACGCAACAAATAACGCCACAATTATGCTGCACCCTATACTTTTTGATCTTGATTTAGATTATATAGACGCTCAAAGATCATACACAGACTTTACAAACTTGAAATACCAAGACTTAATTTCTAAGGTTGCAAAAAACTGCGGAAGAAAAAGTAAAAATACAGTAGAGAAGTTTATGTCTGAGATAAAAGATGGCCTATGGCTCATGCCTAAACAGGCTATAAAAATGAAGGTTATAGATTCTATTTGGGATTACGGTTGGGAAAATGAAATAAATGAACAATGTAACAAATGACGAGTTCAAGGAAGCGTTCAAGAACCTAGACAATATAAGGATAATGAACAAAGTTTGCTCAAAGTATAGAGCTACAATACCCTACGAAGAAATAGAACGCTGCAAAATGATTGCTCTCTGGCAAGCACTAAAAGCATTTGATCCAAATGGAGGAAGAAAGTTTACTTCATTTTTGTACAACAGGATTGATTGGGAATGTAAAAAACAAATATATGAGATAAACAAATCTAGAAGAATCAAAATAGACATGCCTCTTGAGTTTTCTAACGCATCTACCCCAGATGACTTTTTGGAACTATTAGAAATAAAAGACGTAATGGAAAAAATAGATAAAAATTCTCAGAAGATAATTTATCAAAGATTTTTCCAAAGGATGACAATGAAGGAAATAGCCAAGGAGAATGGCTATAGCAGAGAAACGGCTAGGAGAAACATAATTTGTTCTATAGATAAAATTAAAAAATGCTTACAGAATTAGCTTGCTATAATCAAGACGCAACATTTCAAGAGTTGCTAGAAACAATATTCATATCTTGCCAAAAAGAAATAGATTCAGTGGCAATCCCATCTGGCTTTATGAATAGAGTAAATGACTTTCTAAAAGACCAAAAATTTTCAGCAGCGATAGACTTTCCCTATGGTGTCAACGGAACTCAAGTTAGAGTCCACGAAATAATATTAGCTATAAGACAAGGGGCATCTTATATAGATCTAGTATTAAATGGCGGGTTAATTAAAGATAAAAACTGGCATAAAATAAAAGAAGACCTAAAGGCTTGCATGACGGTTTGCAAAAGCAACGATGTCGAATTGAGAATAATCACTGAGTATAGATTGTTTGATACAAGAACGCTGCTTTTATTGTGCGATCTGGTGTACGGGTTTGGTGTCTACAATATGATTAACTCTACCGGCTTTATAGCTGATGATCTTTCTGATAACGCACTAATTTCCCATGAAATACAGTCAAAGACGGGTATAAACGTGACTGCATGTGGAAGATTCACAAGCGAAAAGCATTTTAAGATGCTTGAAGATGCGAATATATACGGTCTTAGACTAATGTCTCCTAGAATCGCACAAGACCTGCTCTAATAAGTGTATATTATATTAGGACTTGGATCTATATCATAGGAACTTTCGGACTTGTGCAATATAGTCATATGAAAGGTTAATATCATGACTGTAAGCACACATAAATCTACTGCTCAGGGAAGCGGAAGCTTCAAAGATGACGGTGGAACAATTTTGAATGGTGGGAATATTAGTGGAAGTAAATTCCAAGCTAAGACTCCTATCGAAATAGTACAGGGTCGTAAAGTTTCTGGTTCTAAAGTGGTTGCTAAATCTGGAGATGCCTACAATGCAGGTATCACCACAGCTAACTCCGGTGGAACTTTAGCTTTTAACCCAAGTGGAAGATCAGTTACTCGTTCTGCTACTGACACGGGCTTCTTGATTAGAGGCGGTGTTGCGAACAACATTTCTGGTATTTCCAGTTTGAACCCAATCTTGAGTGGCGCTTCCGATACGACAAGTCGTCGTGGTGGAAACATTCACCCAATGAAGAAGTACCGTCAGAATGGTACTTGGGCAACTGCTATCTTCGATATCTTCGGTGGAGGACTATTGCAGAGCGATGGTACAGCCAAAGATGGTATCACTGACAGAGGAACTGCTATCACACTTGGTGTTGACCATGCAGCAGAACCTGTTGGTGGCGTAAGAGCAATTCCGGGTGAGTTTGTAATTCTGTTTGACTTTGCTACGTTTACTAATAACTACAAAGACTACAGTGCAATCACTGGTGCTTAATCGTTTTTCTTAGAGGTGTATCATGAGTTCATTAGAAATGCCAGCACTAGCTGCTGTAATTGCAATTACTATGGGATTGATAAAGGTTATTGAAATGTTGATTTCTAAAAAGTCTTCTAAAGATTCTTGTTTGAATCAGGAAGAAAGAAATTGGTTACAAGGACTGCATGATTTACACGAAAAGTGTGATACCGATGGAACCCCCTTGGTTTATGTTCCTAGAAGTTGGGCTGAAATTCAGCGCAATATGCAACATATTATGACCAAGATAGTTAATGACCAACGGAGGATCGCAGATATTCTAGAAAGAATTGATAAGAAGATAGATAAGTAGTAACTAATGGGGGTATGGGGTACTTACTCCTTACCCCCTATTTTATGGAGAAGCAAAATGAAAAATGCAATGAAGAGCAAAAAAGGAATAGTAGCTATAGTATCAATTATTATTGCACTAATTGCTGCTATATGGCAAAACGGAGGACTTGATGGAATTATTATAGATGTACCCGGAGCTGATCCGATTGAAGTAAATATTCCAGAAAGTTGTGAAGACTGTGAAGAGGCTTGTAAGTGCGATATTGATGATGGCGATTGCATCTGTGATGCTGCCTGCGCCTGTCCTGTCTGCACCTGATAATTATGAGGTGGAAGTAGTTGAATACTGTGATTATGTAGAAATTAATCATGTGTACAGATATGACGAGATCGAAGAGAGAGTGGTCTGCTACATGAAGCAGGCCATTTTCTGGTCTTTTAGGTATGACGTTTTATTACCAGTCAGAAATGAAGAAGGTAAGCTGACTGATGAATACAAAATGACTTCTAGTTTTGTCATAAGAGATTACGTTGTATTAAAAGAGGGGTGGAGCAACAAGCAAAACGTAAGATGGAATCTTATTAATGGAAAGTGGCACTTTACTTTCTATGATATGAACAGCGATAGCTATTTACGAGTCATATGTAATAGCATAAAGACGAGTCACACAGACTACGACGTTGAACGTAGAAATCTCAAACTAATAAAAAAACAATTCAGACACGAGTTTATGGAGAAAAGAAAATGAAGTACCCCAAAATCAGAGCTGAATGGGAGCCAATAAGCAACCCTGACATTGACATAAAAAGCCAAGAATTAAAGATATATAAAAACTCAGAACTTCTTCAAGAGTATTCACTGAACCGTTGGGAAGGGGCATTAGAATTTTTTATCCCTGCTTGGGACGAGAAGGGACATCTAATACAAGAACCAACCAGAATATACTACACTGTGGAAGCTATCACAGATAACTTTTCATCTGAAGTTGTAGCTTCAAATGTTGTAGAACTACAAAGTATTGCTATTAATGAAAAACCAACGGACTTGAAGGTGTCCGTAATGCCCTTTCCAGAGGTTTATCAAGAATACGATCCATCAAATCCAAACATTTCTGCAAGCGCTTCTATCATGGGCAGTGGGGTTATTTAAATGAACTGGCAAGATATTCACGACCAAGCTATTGTATTTGATTGGCATAATCACGGAACACTTAAAAATTTCTTATTCGACCGTTCTCTTGACGGTAAAGATTCTAGGTTCTTGACTAAGTTATTCAAAAGAACCTTCTGGCCTCTAAGTGAAAGAAACACTCTCCCCAAAATGGAACAAGGAGGATTAAATGTAATCCTTTCTACTTCTTACATACCAGAGATAGAATGGGTAGACGATCAAAAGTTAATTAAATTTTTGAAGTGGATTTATCCTTCAGTAAATAAGAGAGTTTTTCAGCCAACTTATTTTGATGCAACTAATGCAATGATGAATCGCATGGAAAAAGAGGTGGAATTGTACAATGATATTTCTCTTTCTGATAACAAATTCAAATTTGTAAAGAGTCTAAAAGAATTAGAAGATTCCATTGTCGAACACGATATAGCAATGATTCACTCTGTTGAAGGAGGTCACTCTCTTAATGGTGAATTAGCAAAGAAGCGTGTTAATGAGGTAACTGCTTTAAAACCGCTTGTTGAAAACGAGTTAATGGAAAATCTTGAACACTTTTATAACAGAGGTGTTGCCTATCTTACTCTTGCTCATTTTTACCCAAACCATTTAGTATCTCCTGTTTTTCCATATCCAGAGTATGGCATCAAGAGTAGTAACTGGAAGAACCTAATGGCTGGATGGGATATGAATAAAGGTCTTACATCAACTGGTAAAAAGGTTGTGCAAGCCATGAAAGACATGGGTATGATTATAGATATAAGTCATTGTACACCGACAGCAAGACAAGAAGTTTATGAAATTGTTGGAGATGACTTATCGAGGATAGTTGCGAGTCACGTTGGTGCGTTTTCTATTAACCCAGACCCTTATAACTTAGAGGACTGGGAAATTAAATGGTTAGCAGATCATAATTGTTTAATAGGTTTAATTTTTATGAACTATTGGTTAAGCCCAATAGATTCAGGTCTTGGACTAAAACACCTAGAAAGAACAATAGATCATATAATCAATATAGCCGGAGACCAAGTCTTGGCTATAGGGACTGATTTCGACGGGTTTACTGATCCTCCAGACGAGATAACTGATATTTCAGAATTACCTAGATTTACTAGATATTTATCTTCATTAAAGGGTGGGATTGATAAGGACAAGTATTCAAACAGCACAATTACTAATATACTTGGTAGAAACTCACTTAGATTTATCCTAGAAGGCTGGGGCAAAAAGAAATGAAAAAATACATAGAAGCATTAAAACAATACTCGGAAGACGCAACTACTAGTGATGCAAAAACTGGAGCTTGTTGGGAAGGCTACGAAAGAGTACCTAACACCAAGAAAGGTGAACCCGGAAGTTGCAGAAAGATTGGATCAACTACGGCAGATTATAAGTATGAAAACCCAAAGACTGGCGAAGTATTTATATACACACGAAAGGGAACTTATAAAAAGGGTAACACAGTATTAATTTATAGAGGCAAAGCAGAAGAAGCAGAAGCTGCTGAATATCAAGGAAGAAAGGTTACTCTCAACAAACCCTTCTTAACACCAGATGGGCCAAAGAAACGTTCTGTATATGTAAAAAATGATAAGGGTAATGTAGTCAAAGTTAACTTCGGAGACCCTAACATGAAAATAAAAAAGAACGACCCAGAAAGACGTAAGAGCTTTAGAGCTAGACATAATTGTGATAACCCCGGACCTAAATGGAAGGCAAGATATTGGTCTTGTAAAATGTGGTAACATGCCGAATAATAGTAATAGATTACAGACTATCTTAGAAAAACGTCGTCAAAAACATCAGATTAAATCTGAGAAGAAAGACGATAAGGAAGAAAAGAAAGAAACTAAAAGAAATTACAGGCTTGAGAAAATCAATGCCGTAAAAGAAAAAATCTACGCTGTTGCAGCCAAAAGGAAGTGGTTGTTTTTAATAATAGCAGCTGCGATAGTAGCCTACTTAGTCATTTTCAAAGGCGGGTTTAGCTTTGGTGGCGGAGGAGGCATTTTAGAGAAGATTAAAAGCTTCTTTTAATTTTTATTAAGGAAAAGAACTATGGAAAAGGTAAAAGCCTTATTCAAAAGTCGTCGTTTTTGGACTGCTGTTGGTGGAGTTGTTGTAGTAGTCGCTCAGGAAACACTTGGGCTAGATCCAGCTACAACAAATTCAGTAGTAGCTATAGCTGTAGCTTGGATTTTAGGAGACTCTTTGAGAGTTACTTCTGACGAAGCGTAATAGTGCTATTTGAAATAGCAGCTCACCCGAATCTTTAATGACCCTCGCACCCGTAGGGTGGGCTGCTGTTTCCTTTAGGAAAGAAATATGGAAAACAAAAATAATCATTTGTTGGTTTTTTCTGCTGCATGGTGTGGGCCATGTAGAATGATGAAGGCTTTAGTATGGTCTGATTCTAGTGTTCAACAAGCTCTTTCTGGCTTCAAGTCTCACAAGTTCATAGACATAGACGACGTTCAAGGTCAAGCCTTAGCAAGAATCTATCATATTAGATCTGTTCCAACTATTGTAGTTACCGACAAAGAAGGTCAACCTCTAAAGGTTGCCAACACAATGGATGCAAAGCAAACTGTGAGGTTTTTAGAAAATGCTTAAATCAAAATATCAAGTGGTTGTTTTTATGGCTGAATGGTGTCCTCATTGTACACACATGAAAAACAATGTTTGGACTGACCAAAAAGTATCAGAAAGCGTCTCAAAATATCATGGAGGCAAACCAGCTTTCATTGTTTGTTCTAAACCCCAGAACAGACATTTAGTAGACGAATTCAATATAGACAAGTATCCCACTGTTGTGATTATGGATGAAGATCACAATATAAAAAGACAAGCTAATAATATGACTAGTGATGAAGTCGTAAGTTTCTTAGAGGATTTTAATGGTTAATCACGATAGCCGCATACTAATCACAGGTGGCGACGGCTTTATTGGTTCACACTTAGTTTTATATCTACAGGGACTTGGTTACAAAAATATTTTTCCATGTCCTAAAACAGCAGAAGCTAACTTAAATGTTAGTGCCGCAGTAGGGTATGCTTTCGAGTGGGCAAACCCTGACTGCGTTATTCATTTAGCCTCTAAAAATTCTGGGCTTCACAATAACATTAAATACCCTGCTGGAATCATGCACGAAAATCTTGATATGGGATTAAAAGTGTTTGAAGAGGCTAGGCTATACAATGTGAAAAAGTTCATTATGGCTGGGGATATGTCGTGCTACTCTCCACAATCACCTGTGCCATTTAAAGAAGAAGATATGTGGATGGGAGAAGCTCATATATCAAAAAGGTTCTACTCGCACGCAAAAAGAATCTTGATGGAATACAATGGCGCTATGTCGAGTCAGTTTGAGTGGTGTGGAATAAATCTAATATTTAGTGACGTTTACGGCGTTGGCAACAAATGGAACCCTCTTGCTGGAAACATAATTCCAGTAGCAATAAGTCAAGTAGCATTAGCACAAGATGAGGACAGACCTTTAGAGCTTAGTGGAGATAAAAATTTAACTAGAGACTTCATACATATAAATGATGTCTGTAGAGCGATAGAGACTTGTGTTTCAAAACAAAATGAACCTATAGGATTTAATGTTGGTTCAGGTGTAGGAACTACTCTGGAACAACTTCACGAAAAAATAGCCTATCTAATGGGATATACAGGGATTACTTGGAGCGAACACGAAAGTTACCTGCCTAAGAAAGCAGTTCTGTCTAATAAGCTAATCAACAAAACTCTTGGATGGAAACCAATCATGGACATAGACAATGGTTTAAAGGAATTAGTTTTACACCAAAGAACTCACATGAACGTCGGAAGATTCTCAAGAGATAGCTTGGGTATAAACCATCTAATATGATTACAACAGTAGTAATATCAAAAGATAAGCCAGCGCAACTTCACTTGCTGCTAGAAAGCTTGTACAAATATGGAGGAAATTTATTTGATATCCATGTTTTATACGAAGCTACCTCTACTGTTATAGAAGAGGGTTATTTAAAAACAAAACTTGCCTTTTACAATAAATCTAAATTTGGCCTAAACTTTCCAGTGCGATGGTACACCAGAAAAAATGATAACCTTTGCGAAGACATCCTAAGTTTATTAGAAGAGCCTAGATATTTATCGTGCTTATTCAATGATGAAAACATACTTTTTGACAGGGTGTCATCATATAAAACTATAAAGGAATTATTTTTAGAGTTCAGTCTGGCAAGTCTTTCTTTGAGACTTGGTAACAACACCGTTATACAAAACCCTTACGATGCACAAAACTATTTCGCAGAACTACCTGAAGAAGGCAGATTTGTGATGGATAGATTTTTAGTTTGGAACGCTGCACAAATTAAACCGTTCACTAACTTTGGTATGCCCATATCAATAAACGGCCATATATACACCTCTAATTTACTAAAAAAAGTTTTAGAGAGATCCAAAACTGAAGATAGGGATACATTTGAAACTGACATACAAAAAAGTTTATACATAGGTAATTTTCTAGGTAATATGCCTCCATTGATGGCGTGTACAGAATATAGTTGTGTCATAAATAATAGCGCAACAAAAATATCCGATGATCAAACCAACGACTTAGGTATATCTGATATAGAGTTAAATGAAAGATATATCAATGGCAAAATAATAGACTTTAATTTTTTCAACTTTACTCATGTATCAAAACCATTTCAAGATTTTATAGTGCGCTTTAAGAATGAAAATTATATGTACAACGGTGGTTAGAGCCGCTAAACAAGGCGACATACATGGAGGTCTTTATGTAATAGACCTTGAAACAGAAGAAGTAATTCATCATGCTCCTTACGAAAAAGATTTTGTCAATGATAATGAACGTGGAGGAGAAAGAGGTCTGCGTGGCATTGTTGTTCTTCCTGACCGTATTGTCGTTGCTGATTCTGCTGGCTTTATTGAATTAGACAAGAAAACATACGAGATACTACGGACGCATCAGGATAGAGATTATTTTAAGAGCATACATGAAATTGCTTTTTACGATAATCATATATGGGTTACATCTACAGCTTACGATGCTATCGTTAAGGTAGATCCTAATGATTTTAGCGTAAAAGGTTTTTGGGAAATATTAGGAAAGGATGTTGAGGACTATAAGGTTTTAACCGGCAAGAAAGAGATTACTCCAGACACTCGGTCTGAAGAAGACAGGTATCACATAAACTCGATATTTGTCTCTGGTGACAAACTTCTTTTTTCCGGCTTGATAACTCCTCTATATGACTTCAACACTATAGAAAAAGTTTGTGACATTCCAACGCTTCAGAATGGAGCGAAAAGTTTTGTTCACAACTTCTATCAGTACGACGATCTTTACGCTTCAAATCTGACATCATTTTCTTCTCTTGGATTATCTGATGGGGAATCTTTCATTCCTATTGAAATACCAAGAATGAAGAAGGCAAAGTTTCACGTTGACGACATAGCTTCTAATAACTGGAACAGAGGCTTAGCTCGTTATGGAAACAGGTTGGTAATTGGTTCTTCGCCAGCAAGGATACTGGTTTATAACCTTGAGACTCAGGAATTTGAAAAGGAAATAAAATTAGAACAGGACATCAGACACGCCATACATGGATTGGAAATATTAGATGAAGTTTAATGAGCAGCTGGCTCTAAAAAATGGGGCAGAAAAAGTTAAAAACGGCAAAGTTTTCTGGGCTTGGCTATTGCCAGAGACGGATGGCTTTCGTAAGATGGTAGCCTACGCCCGAAAAAATGATATTTTTTGGATTCATCCAGAGTACCAAAATGGGCAAAACGATAAGAAGAAAAAGTAAGCAAGATAAAAAACGCTTAAAAGAGCAGCGTAAGGTGCGAAATAAAAAACGAGATGGTCTGGTTCACCCCAAGTAGGTCTTACTCAAACAAAACTACACGACTTTTCAAAAATAAATCAAGCCATTTTCTGATTCGTGTATAATACTTTGTTGGGCAATAAAAGAGCCTCCTTGAGAGAGCTAGAGCGACACAAGCTCAACATGCCTTGTTGCACCAAGCAAAAAGTTTTTAATCGTGTTTTACTATCCTCTAACATTGTTTGGTAAACAAGTGTCGCTCTTTTTTGATAACTAGGAAACAATATGGCATCAGATATTAAAGTTAAGAAAAGAAACGGTCGTCTTGAAGATATAAACTTAGACAAAATTAACAAATGCGTAGAAAGAGCTTGTGAAAACCTTGAGGATGTAAATGCAAGCGAAGTTGTATTAGATGCCAGTCTTCAGCTATACAACAAAATAACAACATCTGAAATAGACTCAGCACTCGTGATGTCTGCTCGCTCTAAAATAGAACAAGAGCCAAACTATAATTATGTAGCAGCTAATTTACTCTTAACTTCTCTCTACAAAGAAGTATTTGGCAAGAGTGTAAATGGTGACTTTGAAGAAGAATACAGATCTTGCTTTATAAAAAACATCAAAGCACTAGTAAAAGAAGATAGACTTAGTGAAGAGATGTTATCTTATGACTTAAATATGCTTAGCGAAAATCTACGCATAGAAAGAGACAAGAATTTTAAGTATCTTGGAATTCAAACTCTTTATGACAGATACTTCATACACAAAGAAGGCAGAAGGATGGAAAATCCTCAAGCTTTTTATATGAGAGTTGCGATGGGTCTTTGTTTGAAGGAAGATAACAAAGAAGAAAGAGCTATCGAGATATACAATATGATGTCTGAATTTAGGTATTCACCATCAACACCAACACTCTTTAATAGCGGAACCTGCCATTCCCAGTTGTCTTCTTGCTATTTAAGCACTGTTGACGATTCGATTGATGGAATCTTTGGCACTATACATGGTCAAGCTAGACTATCCAAATACGCAGGAGGTCTTGGTGTAGACTGGAGTGCTGTCCGCTCTACTGGATCTTATATCAAAGGAACGAATGGTCAGTCGTCTGGGTTAATTCCTTGGTTAAAGATTTTTAATGATACACTCGTTGGTGTAAATCAAGGTGGCAAACGAAAAGGTGCTGGCTGTGCTTATCTAGAGGTTTGGCATCTTGACGTAGAAGATTTTCTAGACCTACGAAAGAACACTGGAGATGACCGTAGAAGATGTCATGACATGAATACAGCCTTGTGGGTTTGCGATGAATTCATGATTGCCGCACAAAAAGGAAGAGATTGGTATTTATTTGACCCATCTGAGTGTCCTGACTTGCATGAAACATACGGTAGTAAATTTACTAGAGCGTACAAGAAGTACAAGAAATTGGCGAAAGACGGAGAGATCAAAAACTTCCGTGTTATAAATGCCAAAGATCTATGGAAGAAGATGTTAAAGTCTCTCTATGAGACAGGACATCCGTGGATTACTTTCAAAGACCCTTCTAACATTCGTTATAGCAATAAGCATGAAGGCGTAGTTCATTCTTCCAATCTATGTACAGAAATACTTCTTCATACAAAGCCAACAGTGTATGAAGACGGTGAAGTTGTTGAAGTAGGAGAGACTGCTGTTTGTAACTTAGCTTCTATCAATCTTGAAAACCATGTTAAGGTTCGCAGTATTGACTGGAAGAAATTACAGCAAACAGTAGAGGTGGCAATCAGAGGTTTGGATAATGTGATTGACCTCAATTTTTATCCAACTAAAGAAGCGGCCAAGTCTAATCTACGAAATCGTCCTATTGGTTTAGGTATTATGGGTACTCACGGCTTGCTACATAAGCTAGGGGTTGTTTACAATTCCCAAGATGCTGTTGTTCTCTGTGGCAAGATACAAGAATTCATCTCTTACCATGCTATTCTTACTTCTTCTAAGCTAGCGAAGGAGCGAGGACACTACGAATCTTATGAAGGTTCTGAGTGGAGCTTTGGTAATTTGCCTATCGACACTTATTGTCGGTTGATGAACGAGAGATATCCAGAACACTTAAAGAGTGGTAATGATAACCATTACAAACCTTCTGACTTTGAAAAAATGGACTGGAACAAAGTTAGAAGTCATATAGCTGAATATGGAATGAGAAATTCAAATGTTATGGCTATCGCTCCTACTGCAACAATTTCTTACATACAAGGATGCTCACAGTCTATTGAACCTGACTATTCGGTGCTTTTTGTCTACTCAACATTAAGCGGAGAGTTCACAATGATTAATGAGCATTTTGTAGAAGTCGCCAAGAAAAATGGAATATGGGGAAAAGATCTCATCGAAGCGCTAAAAGCCGCCGATGGAGATGTCATGTCCATTAATCTAGACGAAGAAATACAACGAGAATTTAAAACCGCTTTTGATATCGAAGCAAACATATTGATAGACGCTGCGGCTGAAAGACAAAAATGGATTGATATGGGAGAGTCCCTCAATCTATACAACAAAGGTACAAGCCTCAAATATCTCAACGACATGTATATGCACGCTTGGGAACAAGGCTTGAAGACTACATATTATTTAAGAAGTAAAGCGGCAACTAGACTTGAGAAGTCTACTGTTGCAGTTGCAAAAGAAGAAGTACCTGAAGAAGATTTAAGTCAAGTAAAGGCTTGTTCTTTAGAAGACCCAGACTGTGAAAGCTGTCAATGAGATTTATAGAAATAAAACAATCTAACACATCTCCAACAAGATACTCTCTAGAACTAAGACTAGAGGAAGCAGAAAAGGTAAAAGACCTTCTTCAAAAAATCATTGAAAGATTAGAAAATGAAAAAGACTAAGGAAATCATTTCGGACAAAGTTGCAGTAGTCAATCAAATACTTCCACACACTAATAAATGGGCGTGGGATTTGTTTATTGACGGGGCTGCGAATAATTGGATGCCAACAGAAATTTCAATGGCAAAAGATATTGAGCAATGGAGATCAGACTCATTGACTAATGACGAAAAATTAGTCGTCAAAAGGTCTCTTGGGTTTTTTGCGGGTTCAGAATCTTTAGTCGCAAACAACCTTCTGCTTAGCATCTTCAAATATGTTACCGATCCTGAATGTCGCCAATACATTCTAAGGCAAGCATACGAAGAGAGCCTACATAATCTTACAGTAGTCTATTGCTGTGACTCTCTTGGGTTAAAGATAGAAGAAGTATATCAAGCTTATAACTCAATCCCTAGCATCAAATCTAAGGATGAGTTTCTGATGAATATCTGCACAGACATTAATAGGTCAGATTTCAACATTAATACCCTAGAAGGAAAAAGAGAATTTCTTCGTAATATAATTACATACTATGTGATCTGCGAAGGTATCTTTTTCTTCTCTGGTTTTGCAATGCTGCTTTCTTTTAATAGACAGAATAAGCTGCCGGGAATAGGTGAGCAAATCCAATATACTTTGCGAGATGAAAGCCTGCATATAAAATTTGGAACTACACTGATTAATAGAATCAGAGAAGACAATCCTAAAGTTTGGACTAAAGCTTTTGAAAAAGAAACTCTAGAACATATAGATAAAGCTATGGAGCTTGAACTTTCTTACGCGAGAGATGTTTTACCAAACGGTATTCTTGGACTCAACTCAGATATGTTTATTGATTATGTCCAATACATAGCCAATCGTAGGCTGGAGGATTTAAATCTTCCAAGCCCTTATGAAGATACTAAAAATCCATTCCCTTGGCTGAGTGAAATAATTGACTTAGAAAAGTGCAAGAACTTTTTTGAAACCCGTGTTACTGAATATGCAGTCGGTAATATAGAAGATGACTTTTAATGCTCAGAAATATAACAATAGACAATGACATGCTTAAATGGGTTGCTAAAGAACTGAACAAGCATGTCGAACAAGGTGAAGATATAACCAGAGGAACTTTGTCTAAATTACTTTGGCGGTATGAGACAAATGGAAGATTTGAAAAGGAAGAAGAATGATCTGCGGCTATAAACATTTTGAAACTAAGCTGCTATACGAATCTGCTAAAGCTCCAACTAAAGGCCATCTTGATGATGCTGGCTGGGACTTATACGCTTTTGAAACAATCTCTATACCCGCTGGAGCGACTGTTCTTGTTTCTACTGGTATTGCTATTGCTATTCCTAAAGGTTATGTAGCTTTAATATGGGATAGATCTTCAATGGGTGTGAAAGGTTTACATAGACATGCAGGAGTTATAGACTCCGGTTATAGAGGCGAAGTAAAAGTTTGTCTGCACAACACAACAAAAGAACCGTATCATATAAAAAGAGGCGATAGAATCGCACAAATGTTAATACAAGAAGCCCCAAATTTTATACAACATGTAGTTCAAGAACTAGACTCAACAAACAGGGGCGATGGAGGGTTTGGTTCAACAGGTAAGTAGTATGGCTAGAAAAAAGAATAATGAGTCAGGATATACTACAAGACGGAAGGCTTTAAAGCCTAAAACGGAAAATCAAACAGAATACATTGACATCATAAATAATAATGATGTTACTTTTTGCACAGGCCCAGCAGGTACTGGCAAAACAGCAGTCGCAGTAGGTCTAGCTTGTGACTATCTACTAGATAAAAGAGTGGAAAAAATTGTAGTAACTAGACCTGTAATAGAATCTGGAAGAGGTCTAGGTTTCTTACCCGGAACCTTTGAAGAAAAGATACACCCATATCTTGTGCCTGTATTAGAGGAGATGCAATACAGATTAAATAGTAATAGGGTGCAATCTTACAGAGAAGAAGGCAAAATAGAAGTTGTTCCTCTTGAATATATGAGAGGGCGAAATTTTCATAATTGCTTTATGATATTAGATGAAGCTCAGAACGCTACGTTTGAACAGCTAAAGATGTTCATTACACGAATAGGCTGGGATTCAAAAGCTGTCATAAATGGCGATATTGAACAAACAGACCTTGTCAAAAAAGAGAGAGGTGGTCTTGAAGAGTTTCTTGATCGACTTGAACTTGTAGAAGGCGTGGGTATTGCAGAATTGACAGAGGATGATATAATTAGAAATAAGATTATTTCCAAGATCTTAGAAGCTCTTTACGACGACACGGTGAAATACTCCTAATGCCAACTTATGATTACTTGTGCAACAAATGCGGTTGTGAATTTGAACAATTCCACGGTTTTAATCAAACTCCCGAACCGTGCGAGTGTGGAAGTTCAGATATTAAAATAGTCATTAATCAGCCTCCTGCTGCGTTTGTAAAAGGCGAACCTACAACTCTTGGTCAGTTAGCTGAATCCAACACTAAGAATATGGGTAGGTATGAACTAGAGGATAGAAGAGCTTATCAAAACGAAGGAAAACAAAAGCCCAAAAAAGATTGGTGGCAAAAGTCTGGATCTGCCAGTAAAGATGAGATAGGTAAGATGTCAAAGTCTCAAAAGGCTAAGTATATCAAGGATGGAAAAAAATGAGCGAAGAACCTGAGATAATTGATGTCAATGACATGCAAGACCATGTTATTAAATGCTCAGACTGCGGCAAGCCTTTACTGCAAGTTGTTAAGGTTAGAGACTCGGACAAATCCAATAGAATAATTGTTAATTGCTACTCTAAAAAATGCGGTGGTTCCAGCTTTCTCAAAGAAATTGAAGGCGATTTGTTTTTTGCTCCAGCCGTCCATGTTTACGAAGTTACTGATATGGACTATGATGAGGATGACAACTTAATGACTATTCAGGTCAGAAAGAAAAAAGGTTCCTAATGGAAGACATTTCAGAATTTATTAGCAATGACGCTAAGAACCACACATTTTACGATAGCAACGCGCATGTCGTTGATGAAGTAGACAGATCGTGTGCTTATATTGTTTCGCAAAAGTCTAAAGAATCGTACTATGTAAAATTCTTTCGTGGGACTTTGTTTGACCCATCAGGCATAGATGCAAACAAAATAAATGCAATCAATACGGAATTTAAAAAAGTAACCGCTGAAACATTCCATCACTACATCAACTACTTGCAGTCAAAGAAAAACAATTTTTTGAGATGGGCTGAGAGGAGTAATATTGATGTCTAAAAAAACCGGAAAACTAACCAAAGTAGAGAAATTCTACATCGACAATAACTCGGACAAAACAGTTGAAGAAATCGCTTCTGATTTGAACCGTACTGCAAACGCAGTAAAAAAACATATAGAAAAGACCACAGGTCATGTTGACTCTGCACAAAACGAAAAAGCAGACATCAGCGATTTGTTTGGTCACAAAGAGGGTAGAGGTGTCACTGTCATGACTCAGGCCGCATCTGAAGTTGCGGATGATTCTCGAAAAGGCAGAGTTAATATCTCTAAAAAACACCAACAAGCAATACACATCATAAACCCAGATAAAAAGTAATGACGGTATTTGTATCAAAGGAATATGATTCGTATGTAAACATATACGCTGATAGCAATCCGATTTGGATTGCTACGCTTTCTAATGGTGATACAATTTATCAAGACGATGGAAGACCAGAAGTAGAACCGGAAAGTGCTTGGGCTAGATTAAAAATTTACTGCGAAGAAAATAGTCTTCACATAACAAACATTAAAGTTAAAAATAGGTCACATTTAGAGGACGTTGGTTCAGACTATGATGGCTACTTTTTCTGTAAGGGTGTAGGCGCTGTGATGTTCGGTGATTTCACCTTGCACACTTTTAACATTGGAATTATTGAAAATGGAAAACTCAGGGTTAGAACTTGGAGACTCCCTGAACTTATTCCAGAAAGATTTGAAGATAGAGAACTAGAAGGTTCTCATGAATTTATTATTGCCAAAGAGGGTGTTTTAGATGGACAAAAATTACAAGCATCAGACGACGGGTCAAGAGTGTAATGCGGCTCAATTCATAGCCGAGATGGTATCTATAAGAAAAGCTGAAGTCGAGAATGTAGGAAGGCCAGCTTACGCTTTATGGAATACCAAAAAGTGGAAAAACTATTTCAAAAGCCAAGTCACTATGGCTTATAAACTTCTGAAAAAGTATAGTGACAAAGCTATTATCAATGCGCTCAATACTTACAAATGTCGAAGGGTCTATTCTTTGCGCGTTGCATTTCTTGAACCTGTTATAAAACAGGAACAGAAGAAGTTAGATAATATTAACAACCGAGAAATAAAAGAAAAAGAATACAAAGACTCTACCAAGTCTGCTCCAGCAAAGCCTTTTGGTAAGCAAGGACGGTTTTCAAGATTAAGGAATTTAGAAGATGAATGATGCAGCATTAAAGAACATAAGCAAGAAGTACGGAAACATTTTGGTTAACGGCGCTGAAGTTTTTGAAGAACTGCGTGATATGCAAGTTATTCCTGTTAGTCCTTCTTTAGACTATGCTCTTGGAGGTGGGTTTCGTGAAGGAACTTGGATTCAAATGATTGGAGATCCAAAGTCTGGAAAAACTACAACCGCTTTGCAATTCGCAGCGAATTGTCAGAAAAAAGAATATGGCGAAAGACCTATCTTTTATGTGAATGTAGAAGGCAGACTAAGCACAAAAAACTTTGAAGGAGTTCATGGTTTAGATGCTAGCAAGATCACAGTTGTTCAATCTGAGGGAGAGACTCTTAGTGCAGAAAAGTATTTAGGGGCTGTGGAAAAGTTAGTCAAAGCTCATCCTAATTGCGTGGTCATTATTGATTCAATATCTAGCTTTATAGCACAGAAAGATTTAGATGAAGAAGTAAGGGGAGACTATAGGCCGGGAGTTCCTAAGATACTATCTAACTTCTGTAAGAAGATGAGTAGCGTAGTTCCTAAACAAAAAGCTATTATTATAATGATTACCCACTTCATTGCTAACACTGGTGGTATGGGTAAAAAGAAAGTTGCAGATGGAGGCGTAAAGGTTCGCTATCAAGCAGACACTATTTTAGAGATTGCTTGGATTCAAGCGTGGAAAGAAAAAACTGACGGCAGGCAGATCGGACAGGCTTTGCATTGGAAAGTTGTCACTTCTGCTTTGGGTGGTTTTGTAGGCGCTGAGGCTATTGGCTGGCTTCGTTATGGAGTTGGTATTGATTACAAACAAGAACTTTTTGACCAAGCAAATGACTTTGATTTAATCTCTGCTGCTGGAGCTTGGTATACTTGCGACTTTTTACTGGACAATACAAAGCCCATCAAAAAACTTTTGGAGACAGAAGGTATAGACCCAGAAGACGAAGAGAAGCTTGCAAAGTTCGTTAAGTTTCAAGGACAACAACGACTAAAAGACTTCTTAGACCAAAACGATCTTTGGCCTGCACTGCAAGAGTCTTTGAAGGAGATGTTGTTTTGAAGGTGTTAGGTTTTGATGGTCGTGAAAGAAATTGGAGCCTAACAAAATGTGTTGTTATGGGGGATCAAAAAAGACCTCGAAGTAAATTGCATATTTTGGCAAGAAAGTTACTCCGTGAACAGTTCCCTTATGATACAATCCTTGAGGAAGTTCCACTTCCCGGCTCTCATAAGCCATCTAGGAAATCTACTTTGTATGTTGATTTCTTTGTACCTTCCTACTCTCTCGCCGTAGAGGTTCATGGTAGGCAGCATTTTGAGTTCGTCGCTCACTTTCATGGCAATAGGCAAGGATTCAGAAAATCTAAGGCTAGAGATCGTGACAAATCAAATTGGCTCAAAAACAATGACATAGACTTAATCGTTCTAAGTTATTCAGGAACTGAAGATGAATGGAGAGAATCAATTATCAATAGATAAACTAGAAGAGTTTATTCAAAATATTGATAATTACATGTCGGACGTTATTTCCGTAGAACCAAACAAAGAGGTAGAGAAGATATTGAATCTATCTTCCTTTGAGTTGAAGAGTTTAACTTCGGAAGAATGTTGCGAAAAAGCGTATGCGATATTCAATTACTGCAACTTCTTACAGAAGAAGCATAACAAAGAATTAGCTAGGCTTAAATGGTGTGATGAATTCATATCACATATAGTTGCAAGTAAATCTCATCACTTTGACAAATTCACGAAATGGGAAGTGAAAGTAAATTGTGTAATAAGAGAAGATGAATTTACACAAAAAGTTTGGAGAGTAAAACGAATAGTTGAAGGAAATGTTACGGCATCTACAGACATCATCAGAGATGTTAGAAGACAAGCCGATACACTTCTTGAATTGAGTAGGAAGAAATATAGCAGAGGATAAAATGTCACCACTAGAACTTATAAAGAATGGAATTTTAGAAAATGATTTTGAAAAAGTTATTCAAGGTTATGAAGCGCTCACAGGAGAAAACCTCTCCTCAGCCAGAGGAGAAGAACCAGCAACCTCAAGAGAAGAAAGCACCAGCGACCAATCAGAGGAAGTGCGGAGGCCACAAGTGCCGGTGCGGTCGTCGGAGTTAGACTTCACAGTTCAAAGAGATGAACTTCCAAGTGGAAAGTTTGGAAGAAAAGAATCAATACAAGTAGGTGCAAATCAATTTGTGGACGATGGATCTGAGGCACAGGGGCAAGAGTTTGATACTCCAAATGTTGCACCAACCCCAAGACGAAGCCCAGTACAAATGATTGAAGTTGTTTGCAACGCATGTGGAGCTAAGGAAAAGATAAACCCAAAGTATAAAACTGGTAGCTATCATCGTTGCGGAAAGTGTGTAGGTTAATGCAAGATTTAAAAGATTTAGTAGCAGAAAAGTCTGTTTTGGCTGGAGTAATTCAGCATGGCGAAGAAGTATATTACGATATAAAGCATGTTGTCAATGTGACATCTTTTACAGAGGAAGATAATATCATATTATGGACAACATTAGAGAGGCTGTTTGATTCATCTGAATCGGTTGACTATCCAACCCTGTGTACAAATACTCCATCTCTTGAGATGTTTAGCAAGTATGTACCAAAGGAAAAGTACAACAAACTACGGAATACGGAAATAACCCTTAAGAATACAAAGCTGGCAGCGGCTAGAGTTTTTAAGTTTGAAGCCGCTAGGCAAGCATACGCTGCCACTATTGAAATGCAAAGAAAGCTAAAATCTATCGAGGGAAAAGAATCTGTTAGTGAAATAGTTGGGCTTGTTGAGCGTGAAGCTTTTTCAATTTCCGATAAGCTCGATGATAAACTAGATTCAAAACCAGAGCTAATTGGTGATGATGTTATGGAACACATCCAGCATCTAAGAGATAATCCGTCTGAAATGATTGGCATCAGTAGTGGCTTCACTAGATTTGATGATGCTATTGGCGGTGGTTTTCGTACTGGTAATGTTGACTTAATAGCCGCAAGGACAAAAGTTGGTAAGAGTATGTTTGCTGATGCAGTAGCTTTGCATGTAGCTGGAGTGCTAAAAATACCAGTACTGTACTTAGATACTGAGATGCAGAAAAAAGACCACCAAAGAAGGATGCTTGCAAGCTTGAGTAACATTAAAACTAAGGATATTGAAAACTCCAAGTTTAATGAGTCTCAAGGCATGAATGAAAGAATTGATAAAGCAGGTCTCAAAATAAAGGACATGCCTTATCACTTTAAGAATATTGCCGGAAAAAAGTTTGAAGAAACAGAGTCTTTGATAAGAAGATGGATCATCAAAGATGTCGGCTTTAACGAACAAGGCGAAACAAATCCTTGCTTAGTTATATACGATTACTTCAAACTCACCACTTCTTCAGACATGGACAATCTAAAAGAGTTTCAAGCTCTTGGCTACCAAATGCAAGATATGGTTAACCTCACGATTGAATACAATTTTCCTTGCTTGAGCTTTGTTCAAACCAATAGAGATGGCGAGACTAAAGAAACTCTAGAGACTATTAGTCAATCAGATAGGCTCTCATGGTTTGCGAGTAGCATTACAATCTTCAAGAAAAAATCATCTGACGAAATGGCTGAAGATGCAGGCGCTAGTGGAAACAGAAAGTTAATACCAGTTGCTTCAAGATATGGTGGTGGACTGGAAGACTTTGATTACATCAATGTAAACCTTTTTGGGGATTACTCTAGAGTTGAAGAGGGGCTGACTAAAAATGAACTAGTCCTAGCCACTAAAAAACAAAAAGAGGGATTTGAAAATACAGTTGGCGATGAACAACAAGAGTTCAAGCCAGAAAAAGAAATTGAAGACGAAGGAAAACCGTTTTGATGGCAAAAAAGAGAACTAATGAACAGTTAAAAAGACTGTCTGACGAATTAGCTCTTAAACCGGAAAAGTTGCACCCTATTGGAATATTCATCTCTGAGACTGGGCATTTGCCTTGCCCAATTCATGGAGGTGATAATCCTCAAGGTTGTTCAGTGGTTCTAGATCCAGACAGCCCTTACTTTGGTACTTATACTTGTTGGACTGGAAACAAAGAGACTGGTCACAAGTGTCACGAAGTTTATAGGAATTCAATGATTGGATTGGTCAGAGGAAAATTATCATATGATGCTGGTCATGATGTTGGCTTCAATAAAGCTTTTGAAGTATGTTTGAAACTTGTAGACTTGGACGAAGACTACCTAAGAAAAAATGCAACTAAGTTCAAAGCTCTTAGCGAACAAGAAAAGATTAACAGGATAAAAGAAAAAAAAGAAGAAAGGCTCAAACAAGCAAATCATAGAGATCTGGTTAGAAAGAGCTTGAAGATGCCTTCAAAATATTTTGTTGGCAGAGGGTACTCAGAAAAGGTCTTAGACTATTTCGACATAGGGATATCTAATCATCCTAAAAGCACCATGAAAGGACGCTCGATTGTACCTGTGTATGACGATGATGAACCTTTGATGGTAGGTTTTTTAGGAAGATGGAATGGTGATGATTATGACGAAAGGGGAGTTCCAAAATGGAAAAACAATTATGGGTTTGCTAAGAGTCAATATCTTTATGGGTTTTATCAGAACAAAGAAGATATAATAAGAACAAAGACAGTAGTCTTAGTTGAGGGTCAAGGCGACGTATGGAGGTTGTGGGAAGCTGGTATCAAAAATGCAGTTGGGCTGTTTGGAACTAGCTTATCAGCTGCTCAGTTATTCACATTGAGAACTGCATGTATAGTTAACCTAGTAGTTATACTTGATAACGATCCAGCAGGAATCATCGCTAGAGAAAAAATTAACACAACCTGTAGTGATATATTCAATATTATCAATATCGAAACAAGCAGTAACGACATTGGCGATATGACAATCCAAGAAATCAACGAACAAATAAAACCTAATCTTGAAGGACTCATTTAATGACTAATATACTTGGACTATCTGGTCATAAACAAAGCGGTAAAAGCACATGTGCAAAATTTTTGCATGGCTATCAATTACGATTTAATGACGTAGTTGAAAAATTCTTAATGGACGAAGATGGAAATTTAATAGTCAATGCTACCCAGTTAAATGAACGAGGAGAAGAAGTAGAAGGCTTTGGTTTTTTAGATGTTGAACGTAGAGATGAAGAATTCATTGAGTACGCCAGTCGAACTGTTTGGCCTTTTGTTCGCTCTTTCAGTTTTGCCGACCCTCTAAAATCAATCTCAATACAATTATTTGGGTTGTCAGATGAACAATGCTTTGGCTCTGACGAAGACAAAAACACACCCATTAATGTTAAGTGGGAAAACATGCCGGACGCAGGAGATAAGTCTGGGTTTATGACCGCTAGAGAATTTTTACAGCATTTTGGTACTGATATTTGCCGAAAAATAAAAGATGACATCTGGACAAGTTCTTGTATCCGTAGGATACTTTCCAGTGGGACTGATCTAGCAATAATACCTGATGTCAGATTTCCAAACGAAGTAGAAGAAATTCAAAAGGCTGGCGGCAAAGTAATCAGGTTAACACGGAAGCCACACGAAGATTGTCACCCCAGCGAGACAGCTCTGGATGACTATGACGGTTTTGACCGTGTTATAAACAACGAAGAATTAGATATTGACCAAACTAACATAGAATTGATGAACGTGCTAAGGGAGTGGCAATGGCTACAAACAAAATCGTAAGAATAGACTGGGATGACAGAATGGTAACTCGCGCTCAGAATAAAGCCAAAAAACTGGGCAAAATAAAGAATTCAATCCTGAGAGGTGGTGGTAATGCCGCTGGATACTTAGGGGAAGAAGCTGTAGCATCCTACATCGGAGCATATATCACTAG